ACGCTATAGTGACTTGAAAGCCACGCAGACTGATAAAGGTTTTGAGTACGACTACAAGACCCGTTATGGCCGGACGCGGATATACGGTGGCAAGGTTATTGAGAACGTGTGCCAAGCAATCGCGCGGTGCATTATTGGCGAGCAGATGTTAGAAGTAGCCAAGAGGTATAAGGTTGTTTTGACCGTGCACGATTCCATCGTATGCTGCGTCCCCGATACCGAAGCTGAAGCGGCCAAGGCGTATGTCGAAGAATGTATGCGTGAAGTTCCCGACTGGGCACACGGTTTGCCCGTCGATTGTGAAGCTGGAATTGGTAAATCTTATGGAGACTGTGAATGACCGAGAAACTACGCCAAAAGTTTTATGATCTCTACGGGTATTATGAACGCCACCCGGAGAGGAACGAGGATATAAGGCGGAAGTTCTGGTACTACTACGATATTGTGGATAGGGCTAGTAGACGGAAATGTGTTCTTTCTTTAGCATGTGAATATAACTTACACCCCTCACGGATATATAAAATAGTTGGTCACCCACCTCTAACTAAGAGGCATATATCACGCGCCGAATTACTGAAGGAACTCCTTCCCGGCCTCAACGCTTTGTTTGGTCTTGAGTACGCCTATGGTCGTAACGACAGAGAGAACCCCCATAAATGACATATAGTGTATCGCCTTGGTCCTTCAGTAAGATCAAAGCCTTCGAGCAGTGCCCAAAGCAGTTCTACCACATGAAGATTGCGAAGGACTATGTCGAGAAAGAAACCGAGGCTATGCTGTATGGAACTCTGTTCCACGAAGCCGCCGAGAACTTCGTCAAGAACGACACCCCTATACCCGAAAAGTTTAAGTATGCCGAGGCCGCGCTAACCAGCCTGAAGAACAAGCCGGGAAAGAAGCTGTGTGAGTATAAGTTGGGGCTTACGGAAAACCTAGAACCCTGCGGTTTTTTCGATGAAAACGTATGGTTTCGTGGTATCGCAGACCTAATCATACTAGACGGTGATACCGCTTGGGTGGTAGATTACAAAACTGGTAAGTCAGCTAAGTACGCTGATAAGGGGCAGCTTGAGTTGATGGCGTTAGCCACGTTCAAGCACTTTCCCGAGATCAAAAAGGTCAATGCGGGGCTGTTGTTCGTTATCGCGAAGGCTCTTATCAAGGACAGTTACGAAGACACCGTGGCTCCTACCCTATGGAAGAAGTGGCTATCTGACTACACTAGGATGGAGAAGGCTTTGGAAACCAATACGTGGAACCCTAGGCCGAGCGGTTTATGTCGAGCACACTGCGTTGTTTTAGATTGCCCTCACAATGGGAGGAACTGATGCCTTATACCAATAAATCACGCCCCTACAAAAAAGAGTACCAACAGCAGAAAGCCCGTGGTGAACACGATAACCGCATGGAACGGCAACGTGCCCGTCGCGCCATGGATAAGACGGGTAAAGATGCCAATCAGAACGGTAAAGCCGATAAGCGTGAGGGTATGGATATCGCACATAAAAAACCTCTCTCGCGTGGTGGCTCTAATAAGAATGGAGTTACTCTCCAAAGTCGTAGTAAAAACCGCGCCGCTGGAGGGGCATTAAGTAAAGGTAAACGTAAAAGATAATATACAGTTAAGAGGAGAACTTACGTGCAAATAGTAAACGATAAAGCAATACTTCTAAATATACGCAACCCCGAAAAAATAACTAACGTAATCGCTAAGAGTAAAATAATTAGCGACAATGAAGTGCTGGTTAACTGGGGCGTAGAAGAGACTCTTACCCTTAAAAGTTTGAATATAGACGCGCCGTCTCCGATTATGTCTAGATACGGATGGCCCGGAAAATACGTACCTTTCGAGCATCAAAAGAGTACAGCAGCATTTCTAACAAAACACCGTAAGGCGTTTTGCTTCAACGAACAGGGCACAGGTAAGACGGCAAGTGCAATTTGGGCGTCTGATTTCCTACTTGAGCGGGGGGTGGTAAACCGTGTTCTTGTAATATGTCCGTTATCAATTATGGATTCTGCCTGGAGGGCTGATTTATTCTCTTTCGCTATGCACCGGAGTGTAGATATTGCGTACGGCTCTCCAGATAAACGCCGCAAGATCCTTAACAACGGTTCTAAGTACGTCATAATAAACTATGACGGTGTGGAAATTGTAGCCGACGACATCGCGGCAGCGGGTTTCGACCTTATCATTGTAGATGAAGCCACCCACTATAAGAACGCGCAAACAAGACGGTGGAAAGTCCTCAACAAACTGGTTGGGGAAGATACTTGGTTATGGATGATGACAGGTACTCCCGCCGCACAAAGCCCTCTTGATGCGTATGGCCTAGCTAAACTCGTCAACCCCCTTGGAGTGCCACGTTTCTTTGGGTCGTTTCGCGACCAAGTTATGTACAAGATTACTAGGTTTAAGTGGGGTGTTAAGGATAGCGCCACAGAGACGGTGTTTAACGCATTACGCCCAGCTATTCGATTCACAAAGGCAGAGTGCTTAGACCTACCGGATATGGTGTACACCAAGAGGAAGGTAGAGCTTACTCCGCAACAACGTAAATACTACAAACAACTCAAGGACCAGATGGTAATGCAGGCGGCTGGTGAGGAAGTTACCGCTGTCAATGCGGCTGTCAACATGAATAAACTACTACAGATATCGGCTGGCGCGGTTTACACCGATCATGGAGATGCTTTGGAGTTTGATGTTAAGAACCGGTACAAGGTTTTGATGGAGGCTATACAAGAGGCCACCGGTAAGGTGCTTGTGTTTGTACCTTTTCGCCACACTATCGGTATACTATCAGAGAAGTTGGCGTCTGACGGCGTAACTAATGAGGTAATCCAAGGTGACGTACCAGCTTCTAAGCGCACCGATATATTTAAACGCTTTCAAGAACAGCAAAACCCAAAGGTTCTGGTTATCCAACCCGCCGCTGCGTCACACGGTGTTACGTTAACAGCCGCAGATACTGTAGTTTGGTGGGCGCCTACTAGTTCCCTTGAAACCTACTCTCAGGCCAATGCCCGAGTTCATCGTTCCGGCCAGAAGAACAAATGCACCGTGGTGCAACTTTATGGGTCACCTATAGAGCAACACGTTTATAGACTATTGGATGACAGAATAGATGTCCATTCAAAAATAATAAATTTATATAATGAATTGCTTGACTAGTGATTGATACCTCACTATCTTACGTAATACAAAATAAAATGAGGAGAACGTATAGATGGAAAACGACCGACTAAGAAAGCTAACTACGGCGTACATAAATATCCGTGCGGAGCGTAGTAATCTTGCTACCGAATTTAAAAAAGAAGACGACGAGCTTAAGGATAAGCAGGACAGAATCAAATCCGCACTATTGGAATTCTGCAAAGAAAACGATGTCGATAGTGTTTCTACAAGCGCCGGAGTTTTTTATAGAACAAAGAAGAATCGTTACTGGACTAGCGATTGGGAGTCTATGCACAAGTTTATTCTTGAGCATGAAACCCCTGAGTTTCTTGAGAAGCGTCTAAATCAAAGCGCCGTAAGGGAGTTTTTAGAAGACAACCCAGATGTTTTACCTCCGGGTTTAAACGTACAATCTGAGTATACGATATCTATACGGAGAAAATAATGACTACTGAGTATGTGCCTATTGATGACGTGGCAAAGTCTCTACACGTATCACCCGCCACGGTACGTGTTTGGGTTAGAAGGGGTGATATCCCCCCGAACACTTACATTAGGGTGGGGACTACCTACCGCTTCAATCTTGACGCGGTCGTTAACGCTCTACGCGGACCTGAGAAAAACGTAGATGAAATTCCCTACGTACAGGCCTCCCACGTAGGGAAAATTTCTGATAACTTAGACGAAGACATCTAGGAGAACAACTATGTCTGAACTATCTATCTTTGAAGGTAACTCTCTTGTTTCCAGCGACCTGTTCAAGTCATTGCATGATGCTGGTAAGAATCTACTTGGGGGTTCCGGCGGAGGTATGCGCCGAATTAGCATCCGTGGTAAACGCTTTCGTGAAATTGTTGGTGGTGAAGAGATGCGCGTCAGTAAATCTGACAGCATGAATATCGTTATCATCGATGCGGCGGAGGTATCTCGTACATATTATGAAGGAGTTTACAGCCCCGATAAACCAGCTTCCCCCCACTGCTGGTCATTAGATACTCAAGTTCCCTCGCCGGATGTCCCGGAGGATCAGCGGATGTCCCCCCGCTGTATAGACTGTAAGATGAATATTAAAGGGTCTGGACAAGGCACAGGCCGCGCCTGCCGCTTCCAACAACGCCTTGTCGTTGCGCTTGAGGGTCAGTTGGATAAGGTATACCAACTACAGCTTCCAGCCACTAGTGTATTTGGGGCTAGTGAGGATGGTAAACTACCGATGCAGGCTTACGCACGGTTTCTTAATGCTAACGATACCCCACCAATCGCGGTTGTCACCGAGATGTATTTTGATGACGATAGTGACGCCCCCAAACTATTCTTCAAACCACTACGCCCATTAACCGAAGAAGAGTTGGGGCAAGCTGCGGCTTTGTTAAAACACCCCGATACAAAACGCGGCCTTACTTTTACGGTATCGAAGCCTAAAGAAGATGTTGATGTTAGTGCCGCACTAACAAAATTAGAGCCGAAGAAAGCCAAGAAAGTTAAGATTGAAGTGGAAGAGGACGAAGGCGACGAGCTGGAAGAGCCTAAAAAGGTTGCCAAAAAGCCGGACACCACTTCGGGCAATACAGACCCCGAGTTAGATGCTATCGTGAACGCCTGGAACAACAAATAGTCTAAATCTACAGCATTACCGCGACCGTTTCGTTGGGGAAACGGTCGCGGTACCTTCTCGGGAGATTGTGATGGAACCAAGAGTGTTCTTAGAGAAGGCGTTATCGGAGAACGGTTATTACTGTGTATTTGCTGCGAAAAGTGCGGAAAATAAACGAACGCAGAAATTCTACACTTCGATAAGCGCCGTAGTAGACGCGGCACAAAGCCTAGACGCGCAAGGGTTCGATGCGTATTTCGCGCTCGCTACCTTTGAAGAAGCTGGCTCGCGTAAAGTATCCAACGTAAAACAACTTAAGTCGTTCTTTCTTGATCTGGACTGTGGGCCAAGCAAGGACTACCCAAGCCAGAGTGAGGCGCTTGAC